GTGAGGCATTTTTAATCCTGCCGCGACCAAAATCCCCTTCTTTAAATCTTCATCTAACTTGTCGTAGATGCAGCCAATGCGACTACTACCAAACAAACTATGAATTTGAGCAATTGAATCTGCAGAGGGTGGTGCAGTTTCAACAATTGTGAGTTGTGCTAATCCCATAATAATTATCTCCTTGTTACATGCCTGGCATGGGCATTCCACTGATCACTGCATCGACACACATGGACACGAACGGCCCTGCACCACCACAGCGGTTTTCAACATCTGACATAAGAAAGACCAATTCACGAACAGCGGATTGAGCTTTTGCAGTAATTGCGTCTTTCTTATGACGCGGTAGTCGACGGTCAGATTCAACTTCTAAGATGTGGCGGTTGATTTCACCGATGTCAGCTGTAACGCTCATTGCGCTCAGCGTTAACGGTTTTGAGTCACCAGCCTTTGGCAGGCGAACAGCAACGAGTCCAATTTCTAAAATCGCACTGTTGATAATGTCGTGGTTGTCAGTGGCCTTGGTTATCTTGATTAACTCATTAACCGTTAATTGGTGGGGTTGATTCGGGTTCAATTTATTACGCAGCATCTGGCCACGCATACCACAGTCGTTTGCTATTGACTCTACGTTCTCAATATCAGCAAAACGGATACAAGCCGCGTCAATTACGTTTTGTTTACTATCATTAATTTCAAACATTGAACAAATTTCCCTATTTGAGATGATGGAGTTACGCAGTGGCGACCACGTTAAAAAGATAACCGAGAAGAACCAGCTGAATGACACTGGGCACAAGTAAATATAATTCTTGTCGGTACTTAGAAATGAAATTGATGAACGCCATGCTTAATGTTCCTGTTCATCAGCTTGTTTAAATAGTGCAACCATGTTGATTAACACTGTCGCGTTTTTAGAACGCTTTGGCATGATTGGGATCTCACCGCGTGCGATGAAGGTATCGATCACACGCACTGACATGCCCGTGATATCCGAATAGACTTTTCTTGTGACATACGGTGAGTCTATTTGTAGAACTGTATTAGCCATGTAATTCCCCTTGATAAATAAATGTTTAATAAAGCCAGTAATCTCGATGATTTTACTCATCATTACTGATATTCTTATCGGTTAACTAAATGCGGTTAAATGCAACTATTAAACCGATAATTGAATTATTGATCAAGAAAACGGGATTGTAAACCAAATAACGGGATTATAAATTCATTGTTTTACTCTTAGATCTTTAAGCCATTGTTTTTAAAGGCGTAGGCATGAAATATTTAAATGAAAATAATTACGTTGATTTTGGGCAGCGATTAAAACAAATTATCGGCAATGAAAGAATTGAAGATTTTTCAAAGCGTTCTACTATCAGTAAAACCACAATTCATAACTATCTGAACGGCAGTAGCTCACCAACCTTAGAGCGTCTTTATTTAATAGCCAAAGCAGCTGATGTAGATGTATCTTGGTTAGCAACAGGCAATGATTATCAAACCCCATCATCTAATAATTCCGATTACATAAAGATCCCACACTTTGATGTTCAAGCCTCAGCGGGCACAGGTTCTGAACTGGTCGAAAGCGGCATAAGCAAGAATACAGTGGACATACATCCACAAACCTTATTAGACCAGGGCTTGAATCCTGAAGGCTTATTGTCTATGTACGTGAAGGGTGATTCGATGGAACCGTCTTTGTTTGATGGGGATATGATTTTAGTAAAGAAGATGATCTGCCCATTTAGCATTCTTGAAGGTGTATATATCTTTCGCGTGTTTAACGAAATATTCATCAAACGTATACAATTCAACAAGTACAGTGCAAAACTAAAAGTTGATAGTGACAATCCCTTTTATGACTCATACACCATTACAGGCAATAACCTTAACGATGTTGAAATTATCGGTGAAGTGATATGTACGATTTTTAGTAAGGTGAGACGAATCTCTCGACCAACAAGCGAAGAGTCAGTAGCGGTAAATTAGGTCGTGCGGATATTAGAGTAACAGGCCGTTATGGTTGTATTGAGGCTTGTGATGCTGACGATGGAAAAAGAATAATTCAATACCATGGAAGTTAATAATGAAGTTACACCATTTAATAGATATTCTTAAAAAAATTGAAGCTGAAGTACCTTTTGAGTCAGACGTTGTATCCGGGGATGATTGGATGCCAGATCAAATATCTCGGGTATATCATGAGCCACCACACACGTTTATTCAGTTCGAACAATCTGGTGATTATGATTTTGACGATTCAGGTTTGTCACGAAACTTTACACCCCAAGAGAAACTATTAATACATGCATTTATCGAATTTATGTTTGAGCGGTATAAGAATGGTGAGATTGAGTTACTTGAAGCAACAAGTACTGTCACCAAATTTTGTGAGGTCGCAAAAACCTGTAGTGCGGAAAGTGCTATAGCACTTGTGCGTAGCCACATTATAAAAAATAAATGATTGGTAACGCCAATTTTTTTTAGGCATAAAATGCCTTCATTAAAAGAAACTAATTTAGAACACAAGGCTTAATAACATGGAACTTTTTTTCTCTATCATCGCAATATCTGGAATCTTAGGTGGTTTAATCTTCGCACTTGATTCTTCACATACCCATAGCCTTTCCATACCTTGGGATGGGAAGGATGTTAACACTGGTTGGTTTGGTCATGTAATCGTTGGGATTGGAGGGTCAATCGTAGCTGTTGGTGCTGCAGTCCCTATTTTCAAACTTAATTTAATTCCTTTTACAGATAAAACAGTAGGGGTTATTGTGCCATTAGATCTTATCTTATACTTATTGGCTTTTGGTGTGCTTGGTGGGTATTCAGGCTTGCGCATTATATCCGGTATGAGTGATGCTATGATGAAAAAGCTAGAGCAAGAGATTGAAGCAAAAGTAAATAAAACCACACAAGAATTTAGAGATAAATTAGCTAAAAATATGAAAGATGAGCGATCTTTAAAACAAGATATTGAAAAATATAAAGATGACCATGACCTAATGAAAGGGGCATTTTTAGCTCAAACGGGGAAATCAGATGATGCGATCGAGGTCCTGCTTCAGCAAACCCAAAAGCACCCAGATAACCACAAAGGATGGATGTGGTTAGGCCATGCCTATAAAAATAAACAGCAATATGACAAAGCACTAGAGTGTAGCACTACGGCAGAAAAGCTAGCGCCGGAAGTATGGGGCTACTCTTATAATTGTGCATGCTATAGTTCCTTATCTGAAAAAGATGAAGGTACAATTACAAGTTATTTAGAAGAATCAGTCCGAAAATTTAGAAAAGATGAAAGGTTTCCCTCTTTAGACATCATAACAGAACTATTTAAAACGGATAAAGACTTGGCATTTATTAGAGATGAAAAACAAGTGAATGTTATGGACTTGTTAAAATAAATAAATTTAAACTAAAAAGAAATCGCTTTTTAGATAAGAAAAGTCTATTATTGGTTAAATATTTATCTATTTATAACGAGGAGATTAAAAAATGACAGTTAACTTAATTCTTAAAGATGTAACGCCAGGTTTATAAATTTCTTGTTTAACAAAAAAAGGAGCTTTTAGCTCCTTTTTTGTTGCCTTGATTTATTCTTTAATATCAAAAACAAAGGTTAATATTCAACATCGGAATGTTTGTTCCCCACCCTGTATAGAGATATTTATTTAGGTTCAGCCACATCCGCACAGCTAATTAAAAATCCATGTTTATTCACCGACGATCAAACATAGCTTACTTCTACAATAAATATTATAACTGTATATAAGAACAGTGGGTTTGACTTATAATCTCAAGCACATCTTTTTACACGTTATAGGAACCCCACCATGTCTGTTCGCAACCTAAAAGACGGCAACAAAAAACCTTGGCTATGCGAATGCTATCCCAACGGAACCGCTGGTCGCCGTATCCGCAAACGCTTTGCAACAAAAAGCGAAGCCACGGCTTTTGAGCATCACACAATAAGAGAAACCGAAAAAAAACCATGGTTGGGAACAAAAAAGGATAAGCGACGGCTTCTTGAATTAATTGAGCTGTGGTACAAGCTACACGGCAAAAATTTAAAAAGCGGAGACCAGTCCTATAACAGGCTACAAGTCATCTGTGAGCAGTTAAATAACCCTGTTGCAGCCGAATTAACAGCGAATGATTACGTTCATTATCGTGCAACTCGTTTATCGGTTCGTAATAGTGAAGACTCATTAGCAAAATCAACACATAACTATGAGATAACAATATTAAATACCGTCTTCAATGAGCTGATTAAGATGGATGAATGGAAACTGCCAAACCCATTTATCAAACTAAAGAAGTTTAAACTTGAAGAAAAGTCGCCTTCGTTTTTAAATGACAAACAAATCGACTTTTTGCTAGAAGACATCAATCCAACCCCACTTGATCGAGATGTTAGCCGAGTGGTCAAAGTTTGCTTATCAACAGGTAGTCGAGTTATGGAAGCGGTGAATTTAAATGTAACTCAATTATCAAAATACAAGATCACCTTTACCAATACGAAAGGCAAACGTAACAGAACAGTACCCATCTCAAAAGACCTATACGACGAAATACACAGTGATGCTGCAGGTCCATTATTTTCCTGCACTTATAATGACATTCGAGATAGGATAAAAAGTAGTATAGATGAATTGCCAAAAGGACAAGCAACCCACATATTGCGGCATACATTTGCAAGTCACTTTATGATGAATGGCGGTAATATCTTAGTATTACAACAAATATTAGGCCATACTAATATTAAGCAGACGATGACATATTCTCATTTCGCACCGTCACATTTGAATGATGCGATATTGCTTAACCCTCTTAATATGAAGAAAAGAAAAGGCTGTTAGAATATGGAATCGCCACTTAATCGCCACTATAAAAAGCATTGAGTTTAAATGGTTGATTTTAAAGCTTATAAAATACTAACTCTTTACAAGTAAAATATTACCTATACTTTAGCGGATTAATGGCAATGCATTTAGAAACAAGTAAGTCATTGTTTTTCAATGCTTATTGAATCCATTTTTCTATTCATATAGTTACATTTAATTGCACAATGTCACCTGTCGACCGCTATTTAATCGCCGTGATCCAAGTTAAAACGCATGCAGTCATACTTGAGTGCAGGTGTAGGAAATATTTGATTATAAAGGTGTCTAACGATTAATCATAACATGCGCTATGCGCAGCTTGTTTAGATTGTCATCTAACAATATCTGTAAATTTTTGAATCAGTGATGTTGTATTCTCACGATTCTATATCAAGCCTATTTTCCAACAAGCCTCATTGGAATTAAGTTTAATTATCGAGCTGTGCAATGTTGATTATGATGAATGAAAAAGAACTTCATCGTTTAGGTGTAATTAAAGATATTTGTCATAAACGGATCACTCAAGTAGCGGCTACTACACAGCTAAATTTAACGCGTAGACATATTCATAAGCTAAGGCAAGTTCATCTCAGGATTAAGGAGATGAACAATATGGTACTTTAAATTTGCCTTAACAACTGTAAGTGCATGTAACAGCAGTAAATCAAGTGAGGTTTAGTATTACAACAAAGCCATTGTAGGTAGACCGTTTTTCTGCTATTAATTTATTACGCCACACAAAACCCTAGAGCCACCTCCACCTAATTTTTTAGGGTGGTCAGAGTGATTATCACCACCGAGGTGCACCATTAGCGCTCTGCCTTTTACGTCAGAGAGTTTCACTCGTGGTGCTAATACAGGCTGATTAGCGACTCCATCAATTCCAACGTATAAGGCTGGTAAGTCACCTAGGTGGTTATCACTGGTCCAAGGAAAGCCGTGTTTACCTGTTTCTTTCGGATCATAGTGACCACCTGCCGCCCCTCCCTGTATGGTTTTCCCATTTTTAACACTGCTTTCACATGAAGCATTTGAATGTATGTGAAAGCCGTGTATTCCAGCAGGTAAGTCTTTTAATTTTGGAGTGAAAACAGTGCCATAATCACTTTCAGAAATGGTTACGATACCTGTAGACTTCCCTGAGTCAAGGTTGATAATATCTACCGATATTATTTCAGCCATTACAGAGGTCGAGAGGAACGTTAGTGCTGTAAGTAAAGTGTAATTTTTCATACCGTAAATATCCTGTTCTTAATATATTATGATTGTTGTTCGCGCAAAATTAGTCATAAAATTAATATTCCACCTTAAATTAAAGATAGAACTTAAAATGCTTTAAATATTAAAGAACTTTAACGGTTCTATAATTTTTAGAGAATGTAACAAATATTAATGGAGATTAATATTTGTTACATTCTATTGGTTTAATCGGCTAAGCATATTGGTATGGTGTACTTCACTGAAGTGTTTCCTCTAGAATTCTATTTTCTCAACGCTTTCAAGAATAGTAAGTCGAAAGACACTGTAATGGTCAACTCAAATCGGACACTTGCTTAAGCTACTTTTCTTAATATCTGCTGCTCAAATTCCATCGGTGATAAATACCCCAATGTTGTATGTGGCCGCTTGCTGTTGTAATAAGCAAGGTATGTAATGGTCAACTCAAATCGGACACTTGCTTAAGCTACTTTTCTTAATATCTGCTGCTCAAATTCCATCGGTGATAAATACCCCAATGTTGTATGTGGCCGCTT